AGATTAACTGAACATTTCGGAGATGACGCAAACTACTTCGGAACAGTCTTCTCTCTTTGGAACGGCTATCAAAATAAGAGATTAGAGGGCTATGCTTATGACAACACACAGTTCAAGGATCTGTTTGACAAGATAGAGAACACAAACATTGCAGGGAGATATTTGGAGTTGTTCTTTCCAATGTTCATAATTTCGGACATTTGCTCTAAAGATGTTCTTTCCGAATTGTTGAAATTTGCAGGTAATGTGGTAAACGAGAAGATGAAGGTTGATAGAGAGGACAATATTGATGTTAAGATTTATGAGTTTATTGCACAGTATCAAATTCACGACTACGTGCCTATTGCAGTTGTTTTGAATGATTTTAAGAGATTTACTGACTTAGAGAATGAACCCTGGCTTAACACAAGATTTATCGGCAGAGGATTAAGAAGATTGAACTTAGTCAGTGCTGAAAAGAGAACAAGCAAGAGAATGATTGCATTAAATATTAAAAAAGCTCAAGAAAAGTATAAAATGTTCAGTGGTTTAGACGCAAAAGACGACAACGACGCTAAGACGCAAGAAGACAACACGACGCAAGTTAACCAAGAGGATAATAAGGAGTATATACTTTCCTCTAATTCTAACAGTGGAGATGCTCAGTCTAAACTGTCTTCTATGTCTAATACGACTATAACGACTAAAACGTCAACCTTTACAGATAAAGAGATAGAAGAAGCAGGGTATACAAGAGAATATTTGGAAAAGATAGAAAGAGGGGAGAATTGATGTTTTCCTTTGGATTATCGTTCTCCTATTCTAAATGGAAGAATTTATATACTTTCCTTACTTCTAAATCGCAGAGCGATTTAACAGCCTATAAATCTATCCCTAATCCTTTTAGAATAGATGGGGGAAAAAGATGAAGATTTCTATATGGTTATGGTTCTATATTCTGGCATTCTCAGCTTATCTACTTATTAAACTCTGGATTTACTATGGCTAATCAATCAATAAACACCCCCCTACCCCCCTCAAGGGGGGAATATTATATCCTGGATTGTTCAACTGTTAATTCAGTTCCGTTCCAAGTGTTCACGGAACTTCATAGGGGAACAAGTCAATCCTTCCTTGCATATTCGCTCGTGGTTCCACACTCGCTCATAGGAAGCTCGGTCAATCCTTCCCTCGCTCACTCGCTCGCTACGCTCGCTCGCTTCGCTCACAGTAAAGAAGACATAGGCAAGGTTGTTTTGCGAGTATTAGATGGGTTAAGTAGTATGAGATACAGGTGCAGAGGAAAATTTATTCTAAATCAAAGCGATAAATTTTTATATAAATTAGTCTTTGAATTATTATGAAAACAAGAAAAGATATAGTCAAAATTACGCAAGTGAAGATTAATCACGATCAATGGCAATCAGATTTCCTGGCTGCAGAGGGAGATAAAATATTATATTGTGGTCGGCAAATTGGAAAATCAACTATTTGTGCTGAAGACTGCGGAGAATATGTGAAGGACAAAATAAACGAGGTTATTTTAATGATTGCTCCGATTGAACGTCAGGCGTTTGCTCTGTTTGAGAAAACTCTTTCTTATCTTTTGGACAATTACCCTAAATTAATCAAAACAGGAAAGGACAAGCCAACACAGACACGTATTCAGCTTACAAACGGCTGCGTTATTTGGTGTTTACCTACTGGAATTAACGGTTTAGGAATTAGATTCTTGACTGTAAATCGTCTTTATGGAGAGGAATGTTCTCGTATTCCAAATGAAGTATGGACTGCGGTTACTCCAATGCTTCTTACAACCGGTGGTGCTACAGTATTATTGACAACTCCTGCAGGAAAAGGCACATACGCTTCTGATGTCTGGAATAATAAAGGCTCTGCTTTTGGCTCGTTTAAGCGTTTCTCTGCAAGTTCAGAAGATGTTATGAATAATAGAACAATTTGTGAAACCTGGACAATTCAGCAAAGGGAAAAAGCACTGGAACACTTGGCTCAGGAGAAAGCGAGAATGTCGGCTTTATTTTACGCTCAGGAATATTTAGGAAAGGAAATAGACGAACTGCACCAGTTCTTTCCGACAGACTTGATCAAATCCTGTATGTTTGAAAAGGAAATCTTAAAGGCAATTCCGACTGAGACAAATTACTTAGGAGTAGATGTTGCGAGAATGGGCGAAGACCAAACTGTTTTAATTTCTGGCAATAAAGTTAATTCTGAACTTCTTGTAATGACAGAACTTGAAATCCATAGAAAAATACTCTTAACTGAAACTGCTCGTTTGATTAAGGCAAAGAATTTAGTTTATGATTATCGGAAGATTTTTATTGATACAACTGGAATGGGATTTGGAGTCTTTGATATTTTACTGGAAGATGAGAACACCAAACGAAAAGTTGTCTCCATTGAGAACGCTCAGAGAAGTTTGGACAATGATGAAAACCACGTTAAAAAGATTCTAAAAGAGGACTTATACAATAATCTTCTTTGTATGATGGAACAAGGCAAAATAAAGCTATTTAATGACCCAGAAATCCTCATCTCCTTGATAAGTGTCCAGGCAGAGTATGATGGAGGAATGCTAAAAATAGACGGTTCCGACACTCATATTGCAGAAAGTTTAATTCGCCTGGCTTGGAGTATGAAAGACAAAAGTTTAAATATTTACTATGGTTGAATAATTAATGGCAGACTCAGGAATTTACGCAACAACAGCCCAAATAACTGCTTTCGCAGGGGCAGGAGCAAGTGCAACTTCTAAGGCTGAGGCTTACACAAATGCCTATGTTCTCTTGGCTGAGAATGTTATTAACGGAATCTGCAGGAAGATATTTGCCGTTGACCAAGCAGCCTTCACAGCTCTGAATGAAGGAGTAAAATATTTATTGTCCGACGCTGCTGCAAGTCTGGCTGCGATCTATGTCATTCAGTATGATTTTTCTGGTTACCCAAGTAGAATAGTTGCAGAGGATATGATCAATATTTTAAGAGACGCATTTCTTAGAGACATTTCTATTCTTAGAGATAAAAAGACGCAGGACTTTCTAATGGATCCTACGACAGGAGGCGGATAAAATGCACGACTTTGAAACATTCCCAGAATTGACAAATGCACAATTAGGAATTTATTATTTTGATTCTCCGCACAAACAAATCTTTATGGACTTCCAGGCTATTGTTAAAAAAGTTCACGACGGAGATACAATCACTGTAATTTGGAGCGAGAGAGATTTTGAGTTTCCAGTTAGATTTGCAAACATAGCTGCTCCTGAATTATCAGAGGGAACTCCAGGAAAGGACGCTCAGTCTTGGTTAGAGGATAAAATCTTAGGGGAAGAAATCACTGTAAAAATCAATCCAAAAAATCGTGTGGACAAATGGGGAAGACTTCTTGGCAATATCATATTCAGAGGAATGGACATAGGAGTTGAGGAAATGATGATGGGAAAGGCTAAATCTTGGGAAGGAAGAAATGAAGGAAAAATTATAAATCCGGTGAGGGAAATAAAATGGGCTTAGACACGGACAATTTATTTGGAACTGACAGCGCAGAGAATGAGTTTTTTGAAAATTATAATGATGAATCAGTAAGAGGAAAATATGTTGCAAAAGTAGTTGATACAGCAATCGCAATAACACTTGAAAGCCACGGATTAAATTTATCAAGTTCAAGTTCTGTAAATCCAGGAGGAGGAATGCAAATAACAACAAAATCAAATAGATTAAAATTAAGACAGATAATAAAACACGCAAGTTGCACGGCAAAAAGTGCAGTTCTATTGGATAGTTCTTTTGCAGTATTGGCTTCGGGAAACTTTAACTTAGATAGCTTCTCTTACATCTTAGAACCAAACACAGTTTATTATGTGGGAGTTCCAGATGGAATATATACTCGTAGATACACTGGAGCAGGAACGCCAGTTGCAGGAACAAATGTGGACTGGACTGCTGGTTATTACAATGGAGCAGTTAGTTCTCCACATAATATAATTCAGATTGTGACAGAAATTTATGATAGTTACCCAGTGAACGATTCAGAATTATATTTCAATATATCCGAACAGGAATTATATAATTTCCAGTTCAATCTTGGAGTTATTGGAACAGCAGCTCTTGATATGAAAATAAAATTTAATGCACCAGTTGATGCAACAGGAAAATACTGGATTACAACATTCCCTGCAATGGGAGTTTCAACAAACCCAGTAAGTCTTGGAACAGAGTCAGTTTTACCGACGGACGCAGCAGAATTATTTTATATCGTTAATGGTTATGTAAACAACTTGAACAATGCGGGAAAAATAGAATTAAGCATTGCACCAAATTCACCAACTGTGGGAACAGTAACTTTAAATACAGGGAGCTGGGCAACACTGGACAAGAAATAATGGCAGACACAAACATAACAAACGCTGAAACAGGAAATCAAAGAAATACTTTTGTTAGTTACACGGTTGATTCAATGCAGACTGGCGGATCAGACGGGCAAAAAGAATTTCGCTATCAAAACACTGACTGGACAAGGCAATACGGACTTTACAAGAAAATCCCAGAAATGCACATAACTATTGACGCAAAATCTACCTGGACAATCGGAAAAGGTTTCAAGGCGAATGAAACTACAATGATGGCACTTTCAGGAATTAAGGGAAACGGAAAAGACACTTTCAATTCAATCCTGGCAAATCAAATAAGAGTTCGTGATATTGGCGGAAATTCTTACGCCCACATAATCAGAGATGACGAAGGAGTTTTGGTTAACCTTAAACCATTGGATCCAAGCACAATCATAGAGATCACAAACACCTCTGGGCATATAATCCGTTATGAACAGACTTCTAAAATAAGAGGAAAGCACACTCAGAAATTCAAGCCAGAAGAAATCTTCCATCTAAGTAGAAACCGAACAGCAGACGATCACGGTTCTTCAATGGTTGACGCAGTTGAGTGGATTGTCCTGGCTCGTAATGAGGCAATGACAGACTACAGAACATTACTTCACAGAAATATTTATCCAGTTAGAATATGGCACTTGGACACAGATGTTCCAGCTAAGGTTCAAGCTTTCAAACAAAAGGTAGCAAACGCAAAATATTTAGGAGAGGACATATTCATTCCAAAGGGCGCAGTAGAAACAGAAGTTGCTTCTATAGCTCCAAACGCAACATTAGACCCTAAAGCTTGGATTAACCAACTTAACAATTATTTCTTCCAGGAGACAGGAGTTCCTCAAGTAATAGTGGGCGGTTCTATGGGAATGACTGACGCTGCAGTTAAGATTGAATATCTTGCTTTTGAGCAGACTGTTGAGAACGAACAACTTTACATAGAAGACCAGGTCTTATCTCAGTTAAACTTAGAAATAAATTTAGAGTTCCCAGCAAGCTTACAGAATGATTTAATCTCTGACGCAAACAAACAAGAGACAATGCAGGCAACAACTCCTGAAGACACAAGCATTACAAGTGCAAGCGGAATATTAGGGAAGGTGGCAAAATAATGGGATTTTTCACTAACATCATAAATTCGGTAAAGAAGGCTCTTAATATTGGACAGCCAAAACAACTTGGACAAGTCTACGTAAAGCCAAGCGAGGTAAGTCAAGTTAGTAAAGGCACATCTTATTCAGTTCCTGAAACTGGAGAAAGCGGAGTAAAGGGCGTATCAAAAACAAGTGGAAGTGGAAAAACAGCTTCAGATTTAGTCCCTACTGGAAATATTCAAACTGAGCTTAGTAACTCTCAAACAACAAGCGAAGTATCAGCTACAGGCTCAGGAACGCAAACTGGAAGTCCAAGCTCAGGTTATCAAACAAACCAAACTATTCAAACTTCAAAGGGAAATGCTATCGTAACAGAAGTAAACCCAGATGGCTCCTATTCATACAAGACAGAAGATGGGCAGTTCACTTATGTTGACGCAAATGGAAAGGAAAGCACGCTTTATTCAGGCGGAGCAATGCCAATCACAGCAGAGGACATTATGACGGTTATCGGAGTTGCTGGATTAGTAAAAGGACTTGCTGGATTTATCGGAAGTGCATTTGTAAAAGGTGCAGGTGCAGAAATTGCAAAGGCAGCAGCTGGACAGACGGTTAAGAAAGCTGCAGGTTCGGCAGGGAATATCGCAGTAAACACAGTAAATGCTAAATTAACAGCAACTTGGTTATCTAAGGCAGTAGGAGTTGTAAAGGATCCTAAATTTGTAATAGGAGGAGTTATGGCTGCAATCGGTTCTTATCCTTTTGCTGGGTTCATTAAAGAAGAAGCACTACAAACTATCGGACTTGCTACAAAGAGTGCAATAGACAACGGAGATTTGGAAGCAGCAGACAAGGCACTCGCAATGCAAAATGATATTCTTAATCCTGATATGTGGGGAAAGATTATACAATCTGTTCCTTATGCAAACGTAGCTTCAAGCTTGCAGGACTTTTTCAAGACAGCCGCAGAGAAGATGGAAATAGACACTCGTAATGTTGAGAAGTTGAGAGTTTCAGAAAAGAACAGAAAGGATATGGAAGTCAAGATTATGAATGATGAAGCTTCTGACTGGGAAATTGCTCAGTATATGGCGGACAATCCATTTTCAGCATTGACTTCCGAGATTAAGAGAATTAGAGACTTGCAGACTTACGGAAAGCCGAAGTATGATTCAGAGGGTAATTTGATTGGAAAGGCAAGCACAAAGGAATACGGCGGAAGTGCAGGCGGAACTTATGATTCAAACGGAACTTACATTCCATCTAAATTTGAAGGCTCATCTACTCTAAGCTTCGGACTATTGAAGACAGGAAGTGAGACAACTGCAGCAAAGACAATCACAAAGCCAAAGGTAAAGACAATTACTCTTGAGGAATTTAATGGATTAAGCAAGGACGAGTTGGCATTATTATCACAGGCTGAAATCGCAGCGATTAAAAAGAGGTTGGGAATATGAACATAACAAGAAACGATTTTAGAGGATTAAACACCTGTAAAAAATTAGATGTTCTGTTTGACAATATTGAGGACGTGAAGAAGCTTATTACTGGCTACAAATTCTATCAGAAAGTATCTGCATTGATTGGAACAGTTCTCGTCGCTGGAATGGCAATGATTTTCAAAATGCAATTTGTCCAGGCATACGGATAATTCCCTTCTTTGTCGGCTCCGCTCGCCAAATTCATTCCTTATCTGGGAAGTTGTTAATGTAGTAATTCTATCTCGGTGTATTGTTCTTCTGTTGAACTCGCTTCGCTCAGACACCTCTTTCAGTCGCTACGCTCCTTCAATCGGAAACAGGAGAAAAGGAAAGATTTAAATAATACTGACACTAAGAATACTTATGGACACAATAGAGGAAGCAAAGTTATTGGCTGAGAGAATTGAGAAAGGCAACGCTGAATTAAAAACTTTACTTGACAGGCAGGACAAGGCTCGTGCAGATGACATACTTCACGGTAGATCTGAAGCTGGTATTCCTGATGTCCCAGTGGATCCTGAAGAAGCAAAAAAGCAAAGGGCAAGTGATTTCTTCAAGGGAACAGTAATTGACGGAATGATAAAATGATAAAAGAGGATTGGGAAAAAGCTTTATCAGCGTGGGAGAATGTCAAAAAACAAGCAGAAATTGATTCTGAACAAGCAGAAGTTTACATTAACTCAATTAAATTAAAATTAGAAACATTTAAATAATAGGGGCAATTAGATAACTTATGGCAAACGAAGCAGTGTGCATTGAAAGTCCGACAAGATTCGCTCGTAGAACAGTCGCTGTTGGAACGGCAATACCATACGGAACTCTTATGAGATTAGCAACTCCTAATACCGCCTCAGCTTCTACAGCAGATAATGAAGTTTTTGGTGGAATATGCTGGGTTGAGAAAACAGATACTACTTCTACTACAGAAATCGTAGTTGCATTAGACGGAGTATGGGCTATATTATGTTCAGCAGGTGCAATCACAATCGGACAAGATGTAGTTTTATCAGGTGCTAATTTAATCACAGTATACGCAACTCTTGATGACGAGAAAGGTTATGTCGTAGGTAAGCCACAAGAAGGCGGAGCAGGTTCAACAACTATAAATGTGAGGGTTAATTGTTTAACTTAATAATATGGTAGACTATGCAGATTCAGTTGCTTTAAGGAAGGAATACGTAGACACAGCAGTAAAAGCTGTAGCTCTCGTTGAATACAAATTAAGAACGCTTTGCACAATAGATAGTTCTAACGCTTACACAGAAAGCTATTTCAGGGAAACTAACACAGATCCTACTTCTCCAACTACTGTAGCAACAACTACAAATATCAGAGGCATTCCAAGATTTTCACCATTCCCAGCAGGGAGAGTTGGCGAGACTAAGGTAAGTGCTTTGATTGAAAAATATGGTATGGAGCAAGTTATCTCAATGGAAGATGGCTTAATGAATTATATTCCTATGGCTGCAAGAGCAAGTTTAAGACTTGGCAGAGCAGTAAGTAAATCTATCTCTGGAGCAATCGTTGCAGTAATGAGTGCTTCTTTCGGTAACACAGTTGCTGTTACAGCAGGATATGAATGGAACTCTGCTACAATAGAGAACAGAAATCCACTTAAAAACATCTTTGACGGAATACAAACAATGAGAGTAGACGGAATAAACGCTCTTAATGGAAATGGCTATCTTGTATTGAACGGAGATTCTTATACTGATTTAATCACTAACGAACAAGTTTACAAAAATCCTACATTCAAGGCTTATGATGTTGTAGCTAACGGAGTAGTTGCTCAGGTTGCAGGATTAAAGATTATGCTTGATGAGGAAGTCGTAGCTGACACTGGTTACATTGTTATCAAAGGAGAGGCAATGACCTGGAAAGTTGCACAAGCTCTTAAAATTGATATGATTGAAGACCCAGGAATTAAAGACAC